TTCTAGATCTATCTACTACTACTATAACAGCATCAAGTACAGCCTCACCAACTGCAACTCCTGTTAGTAACTTAAAGCTAGATTCTAAATCACAAGTATGGAGATCCGCATCTACAGGTACACTTAATCCAGATGGAAGTGGTCTATACATAGTAAGAGCAAATATAGTAGTAAGTTTTGTTGCTAGTACTATTATAGGTGGAGTAGTATTACCATTTTGTAACTTATCTTCTGTTGGAAAGATTAGGGTTCGTGGGTATACAGGAACTGCACCAACTCCTGGAGCAGCTACTAATACTCCTACTCCAGGCATAACTGGTGGAATTGTACACGATAGTACACAAATTTTTGCCGCTCCCTACCAAACATTTGGTTTATGGAATTGGGGTACACTACCTCTAGGTATTAATAGTTACTCTTATGGAGGAGGTACATATGCCAGAGCATGGATGCCTTCACAATTAGCATGCACTAGCTTACTAATCGAAATAGAAGATACTCAAAATATTAATCCTTATATTGAAGTATCAAGAATTGTTGCTGGATCTTATTGGTCTCCGAAGTACAATACTTCTTTTGGATTATCAACTGGAAGTCAGGATTTAAGTCAGCATCAACGTAGTGAATCCGGTGATTTAATTACAAATAGAGGTATACGCTATCGTAATATGCGTTTTGATCTAAACTGGCTACCTCCAGAAGACAGACTAGAATTCACAAGAATACTTAGAGGTAATGGATTACCTAGACCCTTGTTTATAAGTCTATTCCCAGATAACGCCGAAGATTACGAAAAAGAACAAGCACATCAGATTTACGGAAAATTGTCTCAGCTTTCTGACATAACACACCCTATCTTCGAAATGTATAGTACAAGTATTGATATAGAGGAGATCTAAATGGCTACTAATGCTTTTTACGTTGGCCAAAATGATTATTTAAGCACTCTTAATGTTTTATATACAACCGCTGTTACAGGTGGCAGAACCTTATTCAGTGTAGGCCCTAATAATCCTACTACTAGTACTACTGGCGGGATTAGCTACAATAGTACTACAGGTGTATTTACATTTACTCCAGCTACTCCACAAGTACCAAGTATAGTAGGACAAGCAAATAAATATTTGACTACAAATGGGTCTACAATTAGCTGGGCTGCTTTAACACAAACACCTCAAAGTAATTGGACAGCTACTACTGCAGCAACCGGATCAATACTTAATAAACCAACCCTTGCCACTATAGCTACAAGTGGTAAGTATTCAGATCTAACAGAAAAATTAACTGTATCTTCTAACCCTGCAAGTGGTGGTGGTTCCCTAACAATTAGCGGAACTGTTATACAGTTTACACCAGCATTAGTACCTACTTACACAATAGTTACCAGTACTCCTAGTGGAAGTGGTAGCTTAAGTTTAACAGGTTCTACTTTCACCTTTACACCACCAGTTATACCAACAACATTTACTTTACCAACTGCCTCAACAACAGTAACTGGTGCAGTAAAGATAGATGGAACAACTATTAAAATTACAGCTGGAGGAGTAATATCCGGATTCTCTGGTAGTTATACAGATTTAACTGGCCAGCCTACAATTCCAGCCGCGCAAGTACAACCAGATTGGAATGCTGTATCAGGTATGGGCGTTATTTTAAATAAGCCCACAGTTCCTAGCATAACTGGATTAGCCACTTTAGCTAACCCTAATTTCACCGGTATTCCTCTAGCACCTACTGCTGCCGTTGGTACAAATACCACACAAATTGCTACTACAGCGTATGTAAGAGGTGAAATTAATGCGTTAACAGCAACCGCTAGTTCCGCATTAGATACATTAAATGAATTGTCAGCAGCTTTAGGTAATGATCCTAATTTTGCTACTACAATCACAAATCAACTAGCTTTAAAAGCACCATTAGCAAGCCCTTCGTTTACTGGAGCAGTTAACTTTTCTGGTGCTTCTGGAGTAACAGGCATTACCAAGACCATGGTTGGTCTTGGTAACGTTGATAATGAGAGTAAGACTACGATGTTTAGTAGTCCTACATTTACAGGTAATACAACCGTAACTGGACATATATTACCTGATGCAGATGTTACCTATGATTTAGGCTCACCAACAAAGAAATTTAAATCACTATATTTAAGTAATACTACAATTTTCTTAGACGGATTTTCTGTAAGCGTATCTCCAAGTGGCACAATGAGTATTACTGATACTAGTGTGCCAAATGCTGTGCCTGTGGCAATAGCAAGTGTAGCAGCAGTTACAGCTGCAGTAACTACTAGTGTTGGTAATGTTACTAATGAGAGTAAGGCTGTAATGTTTAACAATCCTACATTTACTGGAACAGTAAGTGGGATTTCATCGGCTATGGTTGGCTTAGGTAATGTTACCAATGAGAGTAAGGCTATGATGTTTAGTAGCCCTACCTTTACTGGTACAGTTACGGGTATTACTGCTGCAATGGTAGGTTTAGGTAGCGTTACTAACGAAAGTAAAGCTACTATGTTTGCTAGTCCTGTATTTACAGGAACAGTATCAGGAATTACATCAGCTATGGTTGGTTTAGCTAATGTAGATAATACATCTGACTTAAATAAACCAATATCAAACTCTACTCAAGCTGCTCTTGATAATATTACTACTCAAATTGGTAGTATAGATATTGCAAGCCTATCTAATCTTGTATCCACAAAAGCACCAATAGATAATCCAACTTTCACAGGTACAGTTGGCGGAATTACTGCTACAATGGTTGGTTTAGGTAATGTAGATAATACCGCAGATGCAGATAAACCAGTATCTACAGCAGTAGCCGCAGCTATAGCTGCTGAAACCGCAAGAGCACAAGCAGCAGAAGCTACTTTTATAACTAGTAATAACCCTACTTTTACTGGTACTATAAGCGGTATTACAAAAGCTATGATAGGTTTAGGTAGTGTTGATAATACATCAGACTTAAGCAAACCTATATCAACAGCAACACAATCAGCTATAACTAGCGAAACGCAAAGAGCGTTAGCCGCAGAACTACTACTAGCACCGCTATCTAGCCCAGCATTTACAGGTACTGTAACTGGTATTACAAAAGCTATGGTAGGGCTAGCAAATGTTGACAATACAGCAGATCTAGACAAACCACTATCTACAGCAACGATTACAGCTATAGGCATAGAGACAATTAGAGCTACCGCGGCCGAAGCAGCACTAGCTCCTATAAATAATCCTACATTTACTGGTACAATAGCTGGTATCACAAAGTCAATGATAGATTTAGGTGAGGTAGATAATACTTCAGATGCTAATAAACCTATTTCTACAGCAACACAAGCAGCAATAACTGCAGAAATAACAAGAGCGCAAACAGCCGAAGCATTATTAGCACCCAAAGCTAGTCCAGCATTTACTGGAACAGTAACTGGTGTTACAAAGGCAATGGTAGGGTTATCAAATGTTGATAATACCGCAGACTTAAGCAAACCTATATCTACAGCTGTACAGACAGCAATAAATACAGAAATAAATAGAGCACAAGCTGCCGAAGCTTTATTAGCTCCACAAATAACTACTTATACTAAATCAGAAGTAGATGTTATGTTTAATGAAATTAACCTGTTAACTCCAGGATTAATTGCTAACATTATACAATTAACAGGATATTTAAACGATAATTCTTTATCTATAGCAGATATTGTTACTACTTTAAATACTAAAGCACCTATTGCTAATCCTACTTTTACTGGTACTATAAGCGGTATTACAAAAGCTATGGTAGGATTATCTGATGTTGATAATACTTCAGATGCTAATAAACCTATTTCTACAGCAACACAAGCAGCAATAACCGCAGAAATAACAAGAGCGCAAACAGTAGAGTCTCTATTAGCCCCATTAGCTAACCCAATATTTACTGGAACAGTAACTGGTGTTACAAAGGCAATGATAGGCTTATCTGATGTTGATAATACTTCAGATTTAAATAAGCCAGTATCTACTGCTACAGCCGCAGCTATTCTTGCTGAAAGAGACAGAGCTTTAGCAGCAGAGTCTAATTTTATAAGTAAGGATAATCCAGTATTTACAGGAATACCAACAGGATTAGATAAAACTACTTTAGGTCTAGGTAATGTAGATAACACTGCTGATATTGATAAACCCGTATCAACAGCCGTATCAAATGCCATAGCTGCTGAAACCGCAAGAGCGCAAGCAGCAGAAGTATTACTGGCTCCTATAGCAACTACTTATACTAAATCAGAAGTAGATGCAAAAATTGTAGAAATAGGAAGTGTACCAACAGGGTTGGTAACTACATTAGCAACTTTAGCTACTAAAGCTTCCCCTACTTTTACAGGAGTTCCTTTAGCCCCTACTGCAAGTATACTAAGCCAAGTACAAGCTATAACCTTAACAGTTAGTGCGGGAATTGCCACAGTAGGTATACTAGAACAGCCAACAGTACCTTATATTGTTGGTGATACGATAACTCTTGCTGAGTTTGCACCGCTACAAACTAGTGGCACAGTAAACAATGTTAACGCTTCCTTTACTGTACTAAGTGCAACTACAACTCAGGTAACTTTTGCATTAACAGGTACTTACACACCAACAGCTCTTGGTTACATAACTGCACCAAATCGCACTAATCAAATAGCCACAGCAGGTTTTGTTAGTGCAAAAATTGACGCTTTAGTAGATGCTGCACCCGGTGCTCTAAATACATTAAATGAACTGGCTGCTGCTCTAGGAGATAATGCTAGTTTTGCTACTTCTGTAACTAACTCAATAGCTGAAAAAGCACCATTAGCAAGTCCAACATTTACAGGTACTGTAACTGGCATTACAAAAACAATGGTTGGATTAGATAATGTAGATAATACTTCAGACGCTAATAAACCAGTATCTACAGCAGTAGCTGCAGCTATAACTGCTGCTGCTATTTCTCCCTCTCTAACAGGAGCGGTAAGTTTTACAGGTGCCACTTCTGTAACAGGTCTAACTAAAACAATGGTTGGATTAGATAATGTAGACAATACTTCAGACGCTAATAAACCAGTATCTACAGCACAACAAACAGCCTTAGATTTAAAAGCACCACTAGCTAGTCCTACATTTACAGGTACTGTAGGTGGTATTACAAAAGCAATGGTTGGTTTAGGTAATGTAGATAACTATAGTAAAGATTCACTATTTTCAAGCCCTACAGTTACAGGAGTTTTAGCACTTGCGGGAGGTACTTCGGGATCGGTCAGATTCCAGGCACAACCAGATGCAGGTGTTGCAGTTTATACTTTACCATCTACTGGACCAAGTTCAAGCGGTTATGTACTTAGCAGTGATACTTCAGGACTTTTAAGCTGGGCAGCCCCAGGTTCAGGAGCCTCAGGTGCTCAAGGTGCTTCAGGTGCTCAAGGTGGACCAGGATATCAAGGTGCTACAGGTCTTCAAGGTGCTTCAGGGTACATTGGAACAGACGGTGCTACTGGTATTCAAGGTTTAACAGGTGCTACTGGAGCTTCCGGTATCACAGGACTTCAAGGTGCTACAGGATTAGGTGCAACAGGTGGTCCAGGGTATCAAGGAGCCACAGGTTTAGAAGGTCTAGTAGGTGCTACAGGCGTTCAAGGTGCTTCGGGTTACGTAGGTGCCGACGGTGCTACTGGCAGTTCTGGTATTCAAGGATACACAGGTGCTACAGGTGCATCAGGAATCCAAGGCGTTCAAGGTGCTACAGGATTAGGGGCAACAGGAGACCAAGGTTTAGCTGGTGCAACAGGCACAGAAGGATTAACAGGAGCAACAGGTGCTCAAGGTCTTCAAGGTGCTACAGGTGCAGGATATCCAGGTGCTAGTGGTTCTCAAGGTGGAGACGGTTATGATGGTGCTACAGGTTTAACAGGTTCCACAGGTTTAACAGGTTCTACAGGTGCTCAAGGTCTTCAAGGTGCTACAGGTGCAGGATACCCAGGAGCATCTGGTTCTCAAGGCGGAGATGGTTACGACGGTGCCACAGGTTTAACAGGTGCTACAGGCGTTCAAGGTTTTACGGGAGCAACAGGTGCATCAGGCGTTCAAGGTTTAGTAGGTTCTACAGGCGTAGGATTAGACGGATCAACCGGTATTACAGGTGCCACAGGTATTCAAGGCCTTCAAGGTGCTACAGGACTAGGTGCCACAGGTGGACTAGGCTATGATGGTGCTACAGGTGCTAGTGGAATTCAAGGCCTTCAAGGTGCTACAGGACTAGGGGCCACAGGTGGGCTAGGTTACGACGGTGCTACAGGTGCTAGTGGAATTCAAGGATCTGCAGGTGCTGACGGTGCTACAGGCGTTCAAGGATACACAGGTGCTACGGGTGCTAGTGGGATTCAAGGATATACAGGTGCTACTGGTGCCTCAGGCGTTCAAGGATATACAGGTGCTACTGGTGCTAGTGGAATTCAAGGATACATTGGTGCTACAGGCCTAGGTGCTACAGGCGGATTAGGTTACGACGGTGCTACAGGTGCTTCAGGCGTTCAAGGATATGATGGTGCTACAGGTGCTAGTGGAATCCAAGGATACACAGGTGCTACTGGTGCCTCAGGCGTTCAAGGATATACAGGTGCTACTGGTGCCTCAGGTGTTCAAGGATATGAAGGTGCAACAGGTAATCAAGGAGCTACAGGCCTAGGTGCTACCGGTATAACAGGATATGATGGTGCTACAGGAGCTTCAGGCGTTCAAGGATATCAAGGTGCTACAGGGCTAGGTGCCACAGGTGGATTAGGTTATGATGGTGCTACAGGTGCTTCAGGCGTTCAAGGATTCACAGGTGCTACTGGTGCCTCAGGTGTTCAAGGATATGAAGGTGCTACAGGTAGTTCAGGAGTTACTGGATACACAGGTGCCACAGGTGCCTCAGGAATCCAAGGGCTTCAAGGTGCTACAGGTGCTGGTGCTACAGGTGTTACTGGTAATACAGGTGTTACTGGATACACAGGTGCCACAGGTGCTAGTGGAATCCAGGGCGTTCAAGGTGCTACAGGCTCAGGTGCTACTGGAGTAGGTTCTACGGGTCTTACAGGTACTACAGGTGTTACTGGATATACAGGTGCAACAGGTGCTTCGGGAACTCAAGGGGTTCAAGGTGCTACAGGCTTAGGTGCTAGTGGTGGACCAGGATATCAAGGTGCTACAGGTTTTGAGGGTGCCACAGGTGCTTCAGGTCTAACAGGTGCTACAGGAGCAGGAGCAACAGGTGCTTCAGGAGTTACAGGATTCCAAGGTGCCACAGGCTTCCAAGGTGCTACTGGTGCAGGTGCTACTGGTGCCTCAGGAACTCAAGGTGTAAATGGTGCAACAGGTGCCAGCGGTATTGCAGGTCTTAACGGGGCTACAGGACTACAAGGTGCTACAGGTTCGGGTGCTACAGGAGCTAGTGGAGTTACAGGCTTCACAGGTGCTACAGGTAGTTCAGGAGTTGCAGGATTAACAGGTGCTACAGGCTCAGGTGCTACAGGCGCCTCAGGCGTTCAAGGTGTAAATGGTGCTACAGGTGCTAGCGGTGTTGCGGGTCTTAACGGGGCTACAGGACTGCAAGGTGCTACAGGCTCAGGAGCAACAGGTGCCTCAGGAACTCAAGGTGTAAATGGTGCTACAGGTGCTTCAGGATTAACAGGTGCTACTGGATCTGGAGCTACAGGTGCTTCAGGAGTTACAGGCTTTCAAGGTGCTACTGGATTACAAGGCACTATAGGTGCTACAGGTAGTTCTGGTATTCAAGGGCTTCAAGGTGCTACTGGATTAGGTGCTACAGGTTTATCTGGGTCTACGGGTGCCACAGGACTACAAGGTGCAACAGGTGCAGGTGCTACAGGTGCTTCAGGTGCTGGATATGACGGTGTTACATCTACTACAACAGTTACTCCTGCTTCAACAGGTACAATTACTTTAACAACTAATAAGCAGGGTGCATTTGTTACAGGTAGTTATGTTAGAGCAGTTAATACAACTTCTAACTACTTTGAAGGTATAGTTACTATAACAGGTGGTACAACATTTGCTATTGCCGCAGATAGTAATGTAGGTACTACATCTGCTAGTTCTTGGGCTATAACAATAGGTGGTACTAAAGGTGTTATTGGTACTATAGGTTCAACAGGTGCTACTGGTATAACAGGTGCTACAGGTGCGGGTGTTCAAGGTGCTACTGGTGCTTCAGGTGTTTCAGGGTACATGGGTGCTACAGGTGCTACTGGTGCTTCAGGATTACAAGGAGCAACAGGCTCAGGAGCAACAGGTGCCTCAGGTGCTACAGGTACTATAGGTGCTACAGGTGCTAGTGGTATTGCAGGTCTTAACGGGGCTACAGGACTACAAGGTGCCACAGGTACTATAGGTGCTACAGGTGCTTCAGGTGTTACAGGCTTTACAGGTGCTACAGGTGCTACAGGTTTAGGATTCTCTGGAATCACATCTACTACCTCAGTTACACCAGCTTCAACAGGTAATATAGTTCTTGGAACTAATGCTCAAGGAGCATTTGTAACAGGAGATAGAGTTAGAGCAGTTAATACTACCGCTAACTACTTTGAAGGCGTTGTTACTATTACTAGTGGAACTACCTTTACTATTGCCGCTGACCTTAACGTAGGTACTACAGCTGCAGCTTCCTGGACACTGACTTTAGCAGGTAATAGAGGTGCTACAGGTGCAGGAGCAACAGGTGCATCAGGAGTTACAGGCTTTACAGGTGCAACAGGTGCATCAGGAGTTACAGGCTTTACAGGTGCAACAGGTGCTTCAGGAGTAACAGGTTTTGTAGGTGCTACAGGTGCTAGTGGAGCGTCATTCTTTGGAATTACCTCTACTACTACAGTTACCCCCGCATCAACAGGTAATATTGTACTAACTACAAATGCTCAAGGAGCCTTTGTAACAGGAGATAGAGTTAGAGTTATTAATACTACTTCTAACTACTTTGAAGGTACATTAACTGTTACTGGTGGAACAAGTTTCTCAGTTGCTGCTGACTTTAATGTTGGTACTACAGCAGCTAGTTCTTGGACTATGAGTTTAGCAGGTGCTAGAGGTTCTACAGGTCCTATAGGTGCCACAGGTGCTTCAGGCTTTGCTGGAACAACAGGTGCTACAGGTGCTTCAGGTCTTAGGGGTACCACAGGACCTAACGGTGCTACAGGTGCTTCAGGAGTTACAGGCTTTACAGGTGCTACAGGTGCTTCAGGAGTTACAGGTTTCGTAGGTGCTACAGGTGCCTCTGGAGTTACAGGTTTCGTAGGTGCTACAGGTGCTTCAGGACTGGGCTTCATAGTTACTTCTACTAGTACAGCTACACCTGCTTCATCAGGAACCATTACCTTAGTAACAAACACCCAAGGAGCTTATGTAACAGGTACTAGAGTTAGAGCAGTTAATACAACTTCTAACTACTTTGAAGGTATTGTTACTGTTACAGGTACAAGTTTTGCTATTGCAGCCGACCTTAATGTTGGTACTACAGCAGCTAGTTCTTGGACTATAACTAATGCAGGTGCTCGTGGATCAACCGGAGTTGGTGCTACAGGTGCTTCAGGTGTAGTTCCAGGACAAGAACCTTTTACAGCATTGGCTTCTTCCACAGGTGTTGTAGTTCATAACTATGCACTAGGACAGGTATTTTACCATACTAGTATAGCGGCTAACTTTACTTGTAACGTAACTAACTTGGATACTACTAGTTTAAGAGCAACAGTAATTTCCTTAATATTAGTTCAAGGAGCTACACCTTTTATTGCTAATGCTTTCCAAATTGCTGGAGCTGCTCAAACAATTAGGTGGCTAGGCGGCGTTGCGCCAACTGGTACAGCAAATAGAGTAGAATCAATAGCTTTCTCAGTTATAAACAATGCTGGTACATATACTGTACTTGGTCAACTAAACTCATACGCTTAATTATGTTCTTAAGTACTTTATCATACTATCTTGGTTTTGGGTCTCGGCCCCAATACCGAATCACACCGGCAGCATCCTCAGTCAATGAGGGTGCTACCTTATCTTATACAGTAAGTACTAGTGGAGTACCTAATAGTACAACTTTATTCTGGACCATTAATTTTAATGCAAGCAGTGCTGCAGCTGATTTCTCAGCTACCACAGGTTCTTTTACTATTACTAGTAATACAGGAAGTTTTAGTATATCTCCACTAGCTGACGCTACCACAGAAGGCTCACAAACTTACTATGTTGAAATCAGAACAGGAAGTATATCAGGACCTATTGTTACAAGTTCAGTAAATAACATAACCACAATCAATGATACATCACTAACGCCAGCCGCAGCGTTTTCTGCTCCTTCTACTACTATTAATGAAGGAGTTACTACTAATTACAATGTTAATACAACAAACTATCCTACGGGTACTATATTTTGGATAATTGTTAATGGTACTACAGCAGCAGCAGATTTCTCAGCGACTTCTGGTTCTTTTGCTGTGGCCAGTAGCACAGGAACTTTTCCAATTACTACTGTAGCTGATGCTACCACAGAAGGTGCTCAAACATTTACTATAGAACTAAGACTCAACTCTACATCAGGCACACTACTAACAACTAGTCCAACAATTACAATAAGCGATACATCCTTAACACCTGCAGCAGCTTTTACTACTACACCTGCAAATATTGCAGAAACACCACAAACGGTAACTTTTGTAGTTGGTACAACAAACTTTCCTTCAGGCACGTTATGGTGGACAATTAATCATGTAACTACCTCAGCTGCTGACTTTTCAGCTAGTTCAGGTTCGTTTACCATCACAGCTAGTTCAGGTTCATTTAGTATCACAGCATTAGCTGACTTGGCAACAGAAGGTAATGAGACCTTTACTGTATCAGTTAGACTAACCTCAACAACTGGCACAATACTAGCTACTAGTGCAACTGTAACCGTAAACGATACCTCAGTTACAGTACCCGGACAACTAGTACATAACGGTACTGGAACAGTAGTATGGACAGCACCTGCTGGTGTTAACACAGTTAGTGCTGTTTGTATTGGCGGTGGAGGTGGTGGAGTGGGTATGAATAGTAATACCGTTACTCAAAGTGGAGCAGGAGGTGGCGGCGCTTTATATTATAGAAATAATATACCTGTTGTTCCTGGTACTGCCTATAACTTAAATATTGTGTTAACTGCACCAGGTTTTTCAGGAGGAAACCCATATTTTGGAGCAGTAAGTGCTAACTCAATTGGTGGTGCTGGATCATTAGCTGTATTTGGATCACCAACAAACACATTAACAGGTGCCTTATGCGGTGCAGGTGGTGGCTTAGGTGGACGTGGTTTAGCAAATGATACTACGCCATATACCGGAGTACGTCAAGGCGGATTTGGAGGTGCTGTAGCACCCAATGCTCCCTTTGGTGTGGGTACTCAAGGATCTGGTGGACGAGGAGGCTATGGTGGTGGACTTAATACTGCAGGCGGAGGCGGAGCCGGAGGTTATGGTACAGTTGGCGGTGCAGGTGCAGGTTTAGCACCTGGAGCTACTACTGCTGGAGCTGGTGGCGGTTCTGGTGCTGGAGCAGGTGGCGGTCAAGGTACAGCAGCTGCAGGCACAACTGGTGTAAACGGAGGCGGTGCTAGCATACTAGGAACTACTCCTGGAGGTGGTACACTATTTGGTGGTGGAGGTGCTTCAGGCCGAGGAGTTAGTGGATTACGTGGTGGTAATGCTGCAATCCGCATTATGTGGCCAGGCAATAGTAGAGCATATCCCGCTACAGGTGTAGCAAATCAATAATCGCAGACTATAATAAATAACTTTAAATACTCTAATAGCTAATAGCAGATTCCCGTTCCTTGTTCACAGGGGGCGGGAATTTTTTTATCTTGACAGTACTAGCCCAACATGGTATAATAGAACAAAATTATATAGGCATGGAGAATTTAGGCCTAAATTATATTAAAGAAAGAGCCCATTATGCAGCCCAGTGATTTTAATAGTGGCTCAGGCATACTTGTAGGTATAGGATTTACTTTAATTAGTATCTCATTCGCTATACAACAATTGGTTAAAGCCTGGAGAAATACCGAAGCAGAGTCAGCTCTAGTAAAAATGATGCAAATAGAGTTAGCTCGTATGAGTCAACAAAATACTGCTCTTTCTACTGAAATAGGAAGTCTACAAACAGAATTAATTCGTTTGAGCCAACAATTGACTGACCTAACTATAGAGAATCAGAAACTACAATTAGAAGTTTCTATTTTGAACAAAGAAATTGCCAGACTACATATGCTTATGTCTGAGCCTATTAGTATTGGAGCAAAGAAATGACAACACCTGCAAAAATAAATTTTAAAGTTTATCAAGGCAGTACTTTTTCAGAGGTTCTAAGATGGGAAAGCCCTACAAAAACCTATAAAAATATATCTGCAATCACACAAGCAGCGCCAATGGTTATTAGTACTACTACTGCACATGGAGTACCGCCAAACTGGAGAGTAAAGGTAACTAATGTACTTGGTATGACCGATATTAATTCCACAGATAACTATCAGATAGTAACTGAAGTTACTTCAACAACACTTACAATAAACTCAATAAATTCTTTAAGTTATAAAACTTATGTAAGCGGTGGTGTAATAGAATATAACCAACCTATAGATCTTGCTGGATATACTGGTAGGATGCAAATACGGTCTGACATAGATAGTTCAACAGTTATATCGGAGCTAACTACTGCTAATGGTGGAGTTTTAATTGATAATACTTTAAAAACTATTACTTTAAATATACCTGCTACTACAACTGCAGGATTTACGTTTACAACAGCTGTATATGATCTAGAACTAGTATCTGCAGGTAGTCAGGTTACACAATTTTGTGGTGGTGTTATAACACTGTACAAAGAGGTAACTAGATGACAACTGAATACGTAGTAATTGAAACAGATAGTACCGAAACCGTATTAAATAATGATATTACTATAGTATTAGTAGCCACTAATGTTTTACAAACTGTTGCTGTACCTGTTGTTGAAACAGTAGCCATACCGCGAAAAGTTATTGAAACAGCTTCGTATATATCAGAATCTGTAGTATCTTTAGAAACCGTCGTACTATCGCCAGTAATTGCCGCAGGAGCACAAGGCCCACAAGGTCCTCCTGGTACAGCGGTTGCACAAGGTTGGCAAGGTGCAACAGGTATACAAGGTATACAAGGTGCAACAGGTATTACAGGATTTACTGGTGCCTCAGGAATACAAGGTATACAAGGTATACAAGGTGCTACAGGATCTTCAGGTATACAAGGTATACAGGGTGCTACAGGTATAAAAGGTGATACAGGTCTAGGATTTTCAATTTCTAAGACTTATATTTCTGTAGCAGCTTTAATGGCGGATACTAATCCTATAGGAATAGTAAGTGGTCAATTTGCCATTGTTGATACAGGCTCAGTAGAAGACGCTGAAACAAATAGATTATATATATGGACAGGTACAGCATATAATTATGTATCTGATCTATCGGGTGCTCAAGGTATTACAGGTGCTCAAGGTGCAACAGGTATACAAGGTATACAAGGTGCAACAGGTCCGCAAGGTATACAAGGTATACAAGGTGCAACAGGACCACAAGGTACAACAGGCCCAATGGGCTATATAGGTGCTACAGGTGCTAGTGGTATACAAGGTATACAGGGTGCTACAGGTGCTAGTGGTATACAAGGTATACAAGGTGCTACAGGCTACCAAGGAGCAACAGGTCTCCAAGGTGCAACAGGATTATCACAAATTAGTGAAGCCACAGATGTTGATAAAAGTCAACTAAGCGAGGGTTCTCTACTAATCTATGACAATAATACGTCCAAGTGGACGACAAAGAAACTATTAGACTCGCAATCGGTTGATTGTGGACTATTTTAAAGGGACATAAAAATGGCTGCTATTTTAAAAATCAAGCGTGGTCTAACGAGTACTTCGATACCCACGCTTGCAACAGGTGAACTTGGCTATTCAATGGGCGTTGGCACAAGTGCCAACGGCGGTGATAGATTATATATAGGTACAGGAGTAGAAACCGCAGGAGCTGCAGCTAGTGTAGTTGCAATTGGTGGTAAATACTTTACAGAGTTATTAAAACAAACTCCTGGTATACTTACAGCATCTGCTGCAATTATTGTAGATGCAAATAAAAAGATAGATGAATTATTAGTTGATAATTTATCTCTAAATGGTAATACTTTAAGCACTACAGATACTAATGGAGACTTATACTTAAGTCCTAATGGTACAGGTAGAGTTTCAATAGCTAATGCTTTTAAACTACCACGTACAGATGGTGCGGCAAATCAGGTACTAAAAACAGACGGTGCAGGTAACGTAACCTGGGGTAATGCAGCAGCTAGTGGAGTAACTTCCGTTGATGCTAGTGGTGGTACTACAGGACTAACTTTCTCTGGTGGACCAGTTACCTCAACAGGTACACTAACTCTAGCAGGCACTCTTGCAGTAGCTAATGGAGGTACTGGAGTATCAACTAAAACAGGTACAGGTTCAGTAGTTCTTTCGGATAGTCCAGTATTAGTAACACCTAATCTTGGTATTCCTACTACTCTTACTCTTACTAATGCAACAGGATTACCAGTTTCAAGTGGTATCTCAGGCTTAGGTACTGGTGTTGCTACTGCTCTTGCTGCAGCAACCGGAGCTGCTGGTGGATTGATTGTTGTTGGTGGTGCATTAGGTACTCCTTCATCTATTACACTTACAAATGGTACAGGTCTTCCAGTTGCAACAGGTATCTCAGGTTTAGGTACTGGTGTTGCTACTGCTCTTGCAATTAACACTGGTAGTGCTGGTGCCTTCCTTGTTGATGGTGGTGCATTAGGTACTCCTTCAAGTGCTACACTTACAAATGCAACAGGTCTTCCAGTTGCAACAGGTATTTCAGGATTAGGTGCAAATGTTGCCTCTTTCTTAGCTACTCCTTCTAGCTCTAATTTAGCTGCAGCACTTACCACAAAAACAGGTACAGGTGATGTAGTATTTGGAACAGCTCCAACAATTACTACTAGCATTGTTGCTGGTGGGGCAAGTTTTGATTTATTAAATACTGTAGCAACTACAGTTAATTTTGCTGGAGCCGCTACTACCCTAAATATTGGTGCATTAACTGGTACGACTACTATTAATAATAACGTAGCCTTAAAAGGTACCACAACAGTATATGGTCATATATTACCAGACACTACTGACGTTGTAGATCTTGGTTCTAGTGCTAAACGTTTCCGCACTATCTACTTAAAAGGATCAACTATTGATCTAGGTGGGGCCACAATGTCTGGTTCTGCTGGTGGTGGTGTTACGTTAACTAGCTTAAATGGTACTCCAGTCGGTGATGTTGTACAAAGCTCAGGTAAATTTACAACTTTAGAATCTACTGGTAATGCGATAATTGGTGGTAACTTAACAGTTAACGGTACTGTTACCTCTATCAATACAACCTCAGTAGAAGTTACTGATAAAACATTAGAACTTGGTAAAACAGTTACTCCAACAGAAGTTACTGCTAACGGTTCTGGTATTTTTACAACAGGTACTAGTGAACACAGTTTCCTATATAATAGTACTACTACAAGCTGGAATTCTTCTGAACACTTAAATATAGCAACTGGTAAGGTATACGCAATTAATGGTGTATCAGTACTTGAAGCCACTACCTTAGGCTCAACAGTTACTGGATCTAGTTTAACCAGTGTTGGTACACTAACATCAGGTACTTGGTCAGCAACTAATATTGCCTTAAACAAAGGTGGTACAAATGCTAGCTTAACAGCAGTTAATGGTGGTATTACTTACTCAACAGGTTCAGCATTAGCAATTAGTGCAGCAGGCACTTCAGGTCAATTCTTTGTATCAGGCGGAGCAGGTGCTCCAAGTTGGACAGATACTATTGATGGTGGAACATATTAATTAAAAATATACGGGTGATTTTTCACCTTTTAGATAACTCGCCTTTTTAGGATACTAAATGTCTAATATTGCTCTTAAAAAATCTTCAGTAAGCGGCCGAGTGCCGCTTATTGGCGATCTGGCATATGGGGAACTTGCCCTTAACTATGCAGATGGGTTACTGTATTTTAAAAATTCTGCTAATCAAATAAAAGCTTTTAAGTCTAAAGGTTTAGAGGTAGCCAGTATTACTGGAATTACTCAATCTAGTCCTTTTACAGAAGTAACAAGAATTGTATTTGATCAGGACACAGGATTTAATTTAACAGAATTATCCGCTGGTGTAGTTAAAGTTGCATTAGGTTCCACATTTAAAACCTGGAAAATAACAGGGCAAAGTGACTTAGTAGCCGTAGGTGAGGATACTATACAGTTTGTAGCAGGCAG